TTTGCTCAATCTGCTACTACAACATTTTCCGCTTTAAACACAGGTACGCTTACGATTAGCACTTCTCAAAGATTTACACAAACAACAGGTGGTATTTTAAGATATGATGGCATTAAGCCGTTAGAGGTATTATTAAGTATGAATTTAACGGTTGAAGGTGTTGGCGGTAACAATGAACAGTTTGAATTTCAATTCGCTAAAAATGGAACTCTTATTCCTGGTTCAATATCAGGAATAGAGTTAGATAGTGGAGAAATAGGTCCTGCTTCTTCAGGAGCTATTACGGAAGTAGTTCAGAACGATGAAATACGGCTTTATTATAGAAGCCCAAGTAATGATAATTTTACACTTGCTAATTACTCTCTTAAAATATCTCAGATATAAATTATATTTTATATATATTTGTGTATAAATATTAATAATTAAATTAAATTAAATTAAATAAAATGTCAAAGAAATTAACAAAAAAAGAATTAGAAACAATTCAAGGATTAGTAAATGAGTTTAATCAAACAAAAATTAAACTTGGAGATACAGCAATTTCTCAGGCTGCTCTTTTGAAAAAGGTAGAGGAACTTAAAGCCGTTTACGCCAAACAAGAAAAAGTTTTAATAAAGAAATACGGTGAAGATACTGTGATAAATATTGAAACAGGAGATGTTTCTGAAAAACCAGAGGAAAACGAATCACTAAAAAAAGTATAACACAATGTCAAAAATTAGCACATACCCTATATCACAACCGACTATTAATGATATTTTAATAGGCTCGGATGTAGATAACATAAATATGACTAAGAATTTTTTACTTGAAGATATTTTAGAATTAGTTCCGACTACATATAACACAGGGGTCCCAACAGTTGTAACTGCATCACCAGGAGGAAGTTCAACTATTCCTACAGCAAGTTTATCAGGAGCTACAGTAAATATATATTCATGCACTTGGTCAGGAGGTAATGGTAGCTATACTCTTACATTACCGTCTGCGGTAACAGATGCTTATAGAGCCATTAGGGTAATTACTGATGGAACTTTTCTTAATAACACACTACAAGTTATACTAACACCTGTACTTGGACAAACTATAAATGGAGTAGCTTCTGCAACAATAAACAAACAATACACAGGTATTTTAGTTTGGTCTGATGGTTCAAATTGGAGGGTAATCCAAGAAATATCTTAATGAATGATATTCGTAAGATAGCAGTAGGTCCCGATTATATAGGTGGGGCTATGCACTATGTTGTCGGGCAAGAAATATTAAAAGGAAACTACGCCATACACCTGATTAAGTACTATGAGGCTGAGGACTCTTTTAAGATATGGATTGAGTCTACACACAAAACAGAAATCGTGTTGTGGAAGCAGTTTATTAACATGCCCGTGTCTGTTGAGTATAATATAAACTTCTAATGAAATCACCGTATTTATTTATTGCTAAACCCTTGGACAACAAGAGGTACAACAACACAAAAAAAATAGGAGACATGGACTTTATAACCAGCACATCTGAAGAAGACCACGTTGCTTCAAACAGGTTTGCCGAGGTTGTAGCAACACCAATCACATACGACGGTCCTATAAAGCCAGGAGACATGATGCTTGTGCATCACAACGTTTTTAAGTTCTATAACGACATGTATGGAAGGCGACAGAGCGGAAGAAGCTACTTTAAAGATGACCTGTTTTTTATAGAGCCTGACCAGTTTTATTTGTATCACAACGGGGAGCAGTGGAATACTCACGGCAGGTATTGTTTTACAAAGCCCGTGTCCGTTGAAGAGTACTATATGTACAAGAACACTAACGAGGAGCCTCTGGTTGGTGAAATAAAGTACAGCAATGACTACCTGAGGTCACAAGACGTCAACCCAGGAGATAAAGTGTGTTTCAAGCCAGAGAGTGAATACGAGTTTGAGGTGGATGGAGAAAAACTCTACAGAATGTATGACCATCAAATAACAATTAAATTATGAGTGACAAGCCCAAAAAAATAAAAAGACCAAGAATTAAATATAATCCGAATGGCACTAGACCCAAAAACTTTAAAGAAGAATATTATACAGGCAGGGATGATAGCCGTAGAGCAATTGATCAAGGTCGCTAAGGAGGATATTATAAAGTATGGAGAGGGTGAGGACGAGCTGGCTGCGGACAGGTTAAAAAATGCTGCCGCAACAAAAAAACTAGCAATATTTGATGCGTTTGATATACTCACCAAAATAGAGAATGAAAAAAATATTATGGAAATCGAAGAACGAGGTCCAAGCAGACTAGACACAAAACAAGGATTTGCAGAACGAAGGTCTTCATAGTTTATATACGGTTTTAGATGACTACATACCTAAAGGCGTAGTCAAAAGAAAAAACAGCAACAGGTCATGGGTTTATGGCTACAACGAAAAGTATGACGTTGTTGTTATATCTAAGACTGGTGAGATTGGAGACGTTTACGATATAAACAGTCTTCGCATAGCCTTGCCTAAAGCTCCAAAGTCTATTCAGGGAGACAGCAAAAAGTGGAGCAGAAAAGAATTGCCAAAAGTTTTAGATAAAATTCAGTCTATATTCCAATGGAACGAGACCCCTAACACATTTAAGGCTCAATGGGTTGACTACATTGAAGACGAGTTTGATAAAAGAGACCAAGGTTTTTGGTTCAAAAATAACAGCAAGCCAACCTACATTTCTGGCTCTCATTATATGTACCTGCAGTGGACAAAAATTGATGTAGGGTACCCAGACTTTAGAGAGGCTAACAGGGTGTTTTATCTTTTTTGGGAGGCATGTAAAGCGGACTCTAGGTCTTTTGGAATGGTGTACCTAAAAATTAGACGTTCTGGATTTTCGTATATGGCTTCCGAGGAGTGTGCAAACATAGGGACAATATCTAAAAACTCTCGTATAGGAATACTTTCCAAGTCTGGTTCTGATGCTAAAAAAATGTTTACAGACAAGGTGGTTCCAATTGTAAGGAACTACCCGTTCTTCTTTAAGCCCGTACAGGACGGTATGGACAAGCCAAAAACAGAGCTTGCGTTTAGGGTTCCTGCTTCTAAGATTACAAAGAAGAACATGTATAACATGGATGACAATGTTATGGAGGGTCTTGACACCACTATTGACTGGAAGAATACAGACGATAACTCATATGATGGGGAGAAGTTGCTGCTTCTAGCTCACGATGAGAGTGGTAAGTGGCTCAAGCCAAATAACATACAGAATAATTATCGTGTAACCAAAACCTGCCTTCGGCTAGGTAGGAGAATTATCGGTAAGTGCATGATGGGTTCTACTTCAAACGCGCTTAATAAGGGTGGGGAGGAGTTTAAGAAACTATACAACGACTCCCTGCCAAAGGAAAGGAGTGCCAACGGTCAAACAAAGTCAGGTCTTTATTCGTTGTTTATTCCAATGGAATGGAACTTTGAGGGGTACATTGATGAGTACGGCATGCCGATGGATGATGTTGTCGAGTACTGGAACAATGAGGTTGAAAGTTTAAAAAACGATCCCGATGCGTTAAATGAATTTTATAGGCAGTTTCCTAGGACAGAGTCTCATGCGTTTAGGGATGAAAGCAAGCAGTCCCTGTTTAACCTTACAAGAATATACCAACAGATAGACTACAACGACTCTTTGATTGAACAGCACCATGTAACCAGGGGATCGTTCTCTTGGAAGAACGGAATAAAAGACACCGAGGTTGTGTGGACGCCAAACACACGCGGAAGGTTTTTGTTGGGGTGGATACCTAAAAAAGATTTGCAGAACAGGAAACGTAAAAATCATAGGGGCGAGTGGTTCCCTGCCAATGAGCACATGGGCGCATTTGGATGTGACAGTTACGACATATCAGGAACCGTAGGGGGCGGAGCATCAAACGGTGCCCTGCACGGAATTACTAAGTTTCATATGGACGACGCGCCAACTAATCAGTTTTTTTTAGAGTATGTCGCAAGACCCCAAACCGCAGAAATATTTTTTGAGGAGGTGCTAATGGCGTGTGTTTTTTATGGAATGCCTATATTGGTGGAGAATAATAAACCACGACTACTGTATCACTTTAAGAATAGAGGCTACAGGGGATATAGTATTAACAGACCAGACAAACTCAAACACAAGCTTTCTAAAACGGAGAAAGAACTTGGAGGTATACCGAACTCAAGCGAGGCAGTAAAGCAGGCTCATGCTGCCGCTATCGAGTCCCATATAGAGTCTCATGTCGGGCTTATTGACGAAGACGAA